CTGATAAATTGGATTATATCTATGCAGATATTAAACTTAACGTCAGATAGCACTAGAGTAAAAAGAATATCAGTTTCTATAGCCATAGTAGCCTCCGCCCTACTGGGAACACTAATATTTATTGCACCATGAATAAACATCTTCAATATATGGAATTGTGTGATTCTATAGCAAAAATTTTTTCTACTTGTGAGAAAAAGAAATATGGATCAGTAATACTAGATAACCATGGATATGTTATAGGTTTTGGGTATAATGGTGCCCCCAAGGGTATTGCACATTGCTCGGACGGTAACTGCCCTAGGTTGCTTGAAGGCAGTGCATCTGGCTCAGTCTATGATAACTGTATAGCGGTACATGCAGAGGCAAACGCGCTCTTACATTCAGATCACTCCTCTAACGGAAAAACAATGTATGTTAATGGACCCCCATGCTTCTCGTGTGCTAAGCTTATATGTAATTCAACCGTAGATACAGTTGTCTATAAAAATGACTCAAGTTACGCCAATTGGAGTTTTGTTAAATCTTTCTTAGAGAGTTCTAAGATACAGCTAATAGAGGTAGGCAGTGCCAGCATCTAAGTTAAATTATATAGTTTTGTACGACAACCATAGCCAAGTGTATGGATGTTCCTCACTCAAAGTGGCCAAAGATAGCCCGGTACCTGAGGGTATGACAGAGGATAATAAGAAGATATTCTTTATTGCCTATGAGCCAGATAATATTTCAATTTCTCTATACAAAATAGACAAACAGGAAAAGGAAAATGAGTAAAGTTAAGAAGAAGCACATTGTAAAACTTTTGCCAGGAGAAAGTGTTGTCGTTATGAGATACGATACTTTAATGTATCTTGCTCAAACGTGCGACCTATTAGCTGTTGATCAGCCCTCGGAGGAAGATGCACAAGCTTGGAGAGATCTGGCAGATGATATAAGAATACAGTGCAATGAGAACTACTACGACGAGTCTGCAGAGGAAGAATACTGGACGTAATTTAGATGATTGACCTATGCGTTGTAAGCTATAATACTAGACCCTTATTGCAAAGATTTCTAAATACTCTGCACTCAGATTTATCTGATTCCGAAAAGAATTGGAATCTATATATAGCAGATAATGACTCGTCTGATGATACAAGAGACTGGATATCAAACCATTCTAATGCGTATCAGATTAGTGAGTATGTGGAAAATAGCAACGTAGGATACTCATCCGCCTGTAATCAGCTGGCGTCAATGGGTTCGTCAGACATAATATGCCTGCTTAATGCAGATGTTTGGTTGAAGTCAAATGATATAAATAAAGTAAAAGCTTTATATGAATCAGATGATTCTATTCATATACTTGGACCAAAGCAAAGAGATGAAAACGGATATATAACTCACGCTGGTATAGTGGGAACAAATTTATCGCCAAAGCATAGAGGGTGGAGAGAACACGATCCGCACGATAATCTCTATATAGATAGGATTGAGTGCGTCACCGTATCTGGTTCAGCCTACTTTATTCGAAGAGATGTTTGGGACTCTTTGTCTAATAATTCTGAATATAAAAAAATATTTCCCGATTCAAATGGAGCGTTTCTTCCAACGCCTCATTATTATGAGGAAACATGGTGTTCTTATTTTGCAAGACACTTAGGATATAACGTTCATTACGATGGAAGTATTTCTATCGGACATAGTTGGCATAAGTCCTCTGAGGTAGGTGGGCACGCAGATTCCTACTTTAGTATAAGTAGAGAAATATTTAGAAAAGCGTGTGATCATTTTAAAATAGAAAGAGATTAATTATGGGTTTATATACATATAGAGCAAAATTAAAAAAAGTAGTAGATGGAGATACAATTGATGTTTACATTGACCTTGGGTTTGACATTCATTACTTTAGCCGAGTACGTCTCGCTGGAATTAATGCTCCAGAGAGTAGAACTAAAAATTTGGAAGAAAAGAAATTAGGCCTAGCTGCAAAAGAATATGTTGAGCAATGGTTCAATAAGGTAGGACCAGATTTTATTATAAAGACAACAAAAGAGGAAAAAGGGAAATATGGTAGAGTTTTAGGAACCATTACAGACATGAAAGACGAGAGATGTCTTAACCTGGAATTAGTTGACATAGGACTAGCTAGGGTGTACGATGGTTCTGGCGATAAAACCTGGACAGAGTTTAAGGAGTAAAGTTGCAAACGTTTCTTCCATATGATGACTTTCAAAAATCAGTAGAAGTTCTTGACTATAAAAGATTAGGTAAACAGCGTGTGGAAACATTCCAAGTTCTTAATATTTTACTTGAAAGAACGCCTACTAAAGGTTGGCGAAATCATCCAGTTACGTTAATGTGGACTGGATATGAATCCGCTCTAAAGCTTTATCAAAACATAACCATTAGAGAGTGGGTACGTAGAGGCTATAATAATAATATGTCTTACGAGGAGATAGAACCGGGTTCAGTCCTCATGCCAAAGTGGTTTGGTAGAGACGAATTTCATAGATCTCATAGGTCTAATCTTTTAAGGAAAGATTATGATTATTATTCACAGTTTTTTTCTGAACCCGACGACCTGCCATATTATTGGCCAGAGGTAGTAAATGCCGCTTAAAGTATTTTTGTCCGGAGCCATAGAGGGCGTAGAAGAATATGGTAGAGAGTGGAGAAAGGTTGCCACTAACAGATTGCACCTCTACGGATATGACGTATTGGATCCATCATGTCTGATAGATTTTGAGTATGAGACTCCTGATGAGATAGTTGAAAAAAACTTGTTCCTTCAGAAAAGAGCAGATATAATTCTAGTAGAGTACATGATACCGGATAGGCAATACATAGGAACAGATTTTGAAATGGCATATGCGAAGATAAATGGTCAACCATCAGTTGCTTTTGCATCCCCACAAGCTGTAAACAGAGTCTATCTTCAATACATGAACACAAAAGTGTGTCGTAGCATGACTGAAGCAATAGAGTATATAAGCATAAATTACCCATCGGAGAGTTAGTATGCAGTATAGAGGAAATTCTGGTCAAGAGTCTTTTGTTTTAGACCTTTTAGATTACAAGACCGACGGCTATTATGTTGAGTTGGGAGCATTTCACCCAACTGAAGGAAGTAATACTTTTTATTTGGAATCAGATTATAATTGGACTGGTGTCTCTTTTGAGATATTAGATGATAGGAGAAAGTCTTTTGTAGAAAAAAGAACAAACCCATGTTACGGCGATGCACTAGAGTTCAATTACGTTCAGTACTTTGAGGAAAATAATTTTCCTAAACAAATAGACTATTTGCAGGTTGACATAGATGCGGGGTATGATCCTTCTTGTCGCCCGTTCGGGAATCATTATACTACGTTACATGGCCTAATAGCAGTACCGCTAACTCAATATAGATTTTCTATAATAACATTTGAACACGATACCAATATGTATTTCAGAAATGCAGGGATGAGAGACGCTCAGAGAGAAATATTAGATAGTCTTGGGTATACCCTTGTAAGAAGGGAGTGGCACGAGGACTGGTGGGTGGACCCGAACGCTATAAGTATAGATAAGTTTAGGAGACACCTAGGATGGGAAACCCTCTAGATGAGTAGCTGTGTATATATAGATAGCTTTATTGACGAAGAACAAATTACGTTTATTTTAGATCGTATATCGCAGGCAGATTTTACAAGTGTTGGAAACAATAAGGATCTTTTTTCCTTAGATCTTTTTAATACCGAGTTATTTAATGACACAGAGTGTATAGAAATACTATTGTCAATACAAAGGAAAATAGAAAAAAAAATAGAACTCATATACAATAAGCCCATAACTCATTTAGCAGGTCCTTCGGTATTAAAGTATGAGATCAATCAGAAAATAGGATTACATAGAGATTGGGAACCGGAAGATTCCTATGTCATCGAAAATAAAAAGAAAAAAGTAGACTTAGCGTCTATAGTTTATTTCAATGAAGACTATAATGGTGGAGATTTAGTTTTCTATAAAAAAGAAAATCTATCCATACCATACCTAACCCTTAAGCCATCTAAAGGATCGTGTATAATCTTTGATTCGGATATATACCATGATACTATATCCATATCTAGTGGCACCAAGTATTGTCAAACAACATTTTATAGTTTATAGGAATAGAAGTGATTAATTTAGGCTTACAATATGAGGAAATATATCCAAAAATTATAGTATATAAAAATACTATATCTGATATAGACAAATTATATAATTTAGTCAGGAAATTTGAATCCTATTCTGCGGGAAGATTCTTCATGAAGGAGTGGACTAAATGGTTTGTTTTTGGCCGATACTCCTCCTTTAAGTCCTTCGAAGAAGTGCTAGAAGATTCTTACAGTCACCTATCTAACTGCCTGTACTCCGCCTCAGAAAAAGAGGCAATTCTAATGCTGCTTAAAGAGGAGTCAGAGTTTTACAATGCAATCGTGTTATCAAACACTTTTGTGTTGGGGCATTACATCTCTAAGTTCGAAGTTAAACTTCCTCCAAAATCTTTTATGACAACACCAAATGTGGCAAAATATGATTGCGATATAGACTATGGTAGGGGCAAGGAAAATAGAATGGCTATGCAGTTCCATACCGATTACCTATTAGGGGAATGGTACTGGCCAGACGACGCCTTTCTCCTAACTTGTACAACATACATAAACGATGATTATAATGGTGGAGAAATAGTATTTCTAGCAGGTGAAGATATCATACCGTATAAACCTTCTGCTGGAGATGTAATTGTTTTTCCTTCTGGATCTCCTTTATTTCCAGAGAAACCAAATAGGCAGCCATATTTCCATGCGGTAAATTCAATAAAGAATAAGCCTAAATATTTTATTAGAAATTATATAAAATACCCTCACGCCGCGGAAGATTTATGGATTCGTAATTCTGAAAAATATGGAGATGATTGGCATGCAATAGCAAAAGAGAGGTGCGAAGATCACAACTTGCTCACCGCCCAACATTCTGATGGAAAACCATTTGATCTAGATCGATGGCAGAATGAGAAAGAAGTTCAGTTTTTTGGTTCAAATTTAATAAATGAATTCTACGATACACAAAAAGATTTATATCAAATCAATGAAAAAATCTATCAATACGAAGAATTCTAAGATAAGTAAGGTTAGGGAATACTATATAGTTTGTAGGTTTTTATGATAGAATTAAATTTAGAATACGAAGAAATATATCCAAGAATTTTTGTTTACAAAAATTTACTTCCACACATAAATAAGATTTATTATGTTATCAGTGAGTCTGAAAAAGTTAATTCTGGTAAAGCTTATTTCAAAGAATGGTCTGAATGGTTTACTTTTGGAACATACTGTAGCGCAAAACAACACACAGAAGCGATTGAAGACTTTTATAATTTCATACTAAGCGACGAGTTATCTTCTTCACAGAAAGAAGAATTACGTAAGCAATTTTCTGATCAAATGACTGTTTATAGAGATGTGTCCAATTCGAATCAATTAGCATTGATTCACTATTCACAGAAAAACAATATCAATTTACCTGATAACTCATTTATTCCAGAGTTAAACATAGCTAAATATTATAATGATGTTGATTTGGGCAATAATAGGGAAGATACTCTAGCCATGCAGTTTCATACAGACTATAGTCTAGGTGAATGGTATTGGCCAAATAACAACTTTATTGTTACCTGCACAACATATATAAATGAAGACTATGATGGCGGTGAGCTTCTGTTCGTTTGCGGAAAAGATATTATAAAATATAAACCAAATGCAGGCGACATACTAGTTTTTCCCTCTGGGTCACCGATGTATCCGGATTATCCAGATAGGCAGCCCTATTTTCACGCAGTGAACAGTGTCAAGAATAAGCCTAAGTATTTCATTAGGAACTATATAAAATATCCCCACGCTGCGGAAGATTTATGGAGTAGGAACGAGGAAAAGTATGGAGAAGATTGGCCCGACATTGCCAAAAGTAGGGGTAACGGGCAAAATATTCTAATTGTTAGAACCAAGGACGATAAACCATTTAATCCCGACTCTTATCATAATGAAGAATCTTTTGACTTTTATGGTTCCAATTTGATTAGCCGCTTCTACGATGTTCCGGAAGAATTATATCAAATATATAACAACATATATGAGTTTGAAGAATTCGAGTAGCAGCTTGCAAGCAGGGTTCAAGTTGTGTATAATATAAGAGTCATATAAACCAACAACCGAAAGGTAAGTAATGTCAGACAATAAGCTAAAGTATTTCACTGTGACAACAACTACTCTTGTTAGAGCAAATAACAAGACACACGCTGAGAAGATTGCAATGAGCAATCGCCGCAAGGTGTCTGGACTTCCTGGTGAAGTTATCTACAAGGATGTAGAAGTTGATAGAATCACAGCCGTTGAGGCTCGTGAGCAGTTTGTAGACTGATACACTGAAAGTTAGACTGCGCAGAGGGAGGGTTATGCCCTCCCTCTATGTAGTTATAAGGAGGAATGGTTATGATAATAGCTCAAATGATTGGCAGAAATGAGTCAGATAGATACTTGGAAGAAGTTCTAAAACGACTATCTGGACAGGTTGATAAAATAATATTTACCGATGATTGCTCCGATGACAATACGCCAGAGATAGCCTCCAAATACGCAGAGGTATTCCAAACGCCAGAGCAACTGTTTAATGTTCACGAGGGAAAGCTGAGATCGTTTGCCTGGTCGAATTTGGATAAGTGTGCAAGTGTGGGCGATTGGATTGTCGCAATAGACTGTGACGAGATGCTGTACCATACAGATGATCTTGACATAAGAAATGTCTTGAACGCATCTCCTTTTGATGTTGTTAATGTTAGGTTTTATCATATGTGGAACACATTTCAGTATAGGGTTGATAAGTTATGGGCACCTAATAATAGCTCTAGAATCTTCAGATATAAAGAGGGTGGCATGTTTCGCAATAGAGAGTTGGCGTGCGGCTCAGAGCCAACGTACGTGTTAGACTGGTTGAAGGCCAGAAATTTTTGGATCAACTCCAACCTGATTATGCAGCACCTGGGGTATATGAAGGATGAAGATAAGCAATCTAAGTATAATAGGTATTCAAATATAGATGGTGGTCAATACCATAATCTTAACCATATTAATTCCATAATAGACACAGACCCAGTCTTAATAGACTGGGGCAACTTCGGTATTTGATTGGAGAATAAATGTCATTTTTAGATCAAAAAGAATCGCTCATACAGGTTACAAAAGCTATGAGCTCTAAATCAAAGTTTGCCTACATAAACATACCAAAAACGGCTATAATAGCTTTAAGTAAAAGTGGAGAGAATTCCTTTCCCAACAGCTTTGCAAAGAACGTTGTTGCAACAATGAAGAGCACAGATCCTTCAATTATGAAGGCACTTTCACACTCATTGGTTCAAGATGTTGCTAATGGTAGGCACTATAAAATAGGTCTTCATAAGAATTCTGAATACCTATATTCAAACATATTTGAATATTATTATTTAAATGATAGAGAAACCTTCTCTAGCATAGTTGATTTCTATATAAGATATTCTCGTTCGGCAATCGTGACGTTCCATGATTCCAAAGTTATATCAAAAAATTTTGGATACAACGTACACACAATTAATGTACCCTACAACAACTACTACAACAAGGTTGATGACGTGTATGCTCAGCTCTCTGAACTAGACGGTGAATTTGACTATTGTTTACTGGACTGTGGTGTACTCGGCTTAGGGCTTTTGCCTAAAGTTTGGAAAAACTTAAATATGTCAGTAATAGATCTTGGCAAAACCCTTGCCTTAAATAAGCTCAATAAGCAGAACGTTTGATGGTTAACGATAAGAAATACAAGAAAATAGAGCAGGATGATTTAGACTTTTTAACCGATCTTCTGTTTGAAACAGACATGTCCATTTCTCAGATAGCTAGAGAGATGGACGTATCTATAGGAGAAGTAAATAAAAAAATAAATCAATTAGGTTTAAATTGGTTAAAAAACTCTAAAAAGAAAATGTCAAGAGGGCAAACAGCCCTAACAATGATAATGAAAAAACTATTACCCGGAGAAGAGATAGTAAACGAATATCATATTGGCAACAAAATGAAGCTAGACGTTTACTGTCCAAGATTTAAATTAGCGGCAGAATATCACGGTAGACAACACTTTTATTATACAAGTAGATTTTTTGAATCTAAGTATGAGTTCGAAGAGGCGCAAAAAAGAGACGAAGAAAAAGCAAAATACTGTAAAGATAACGGAATTGCACTCATCGTTTTTAGATACAACGATCTTCTGACAGAAAAGATTGTTTATGATAGAATGTTAGATGCGATAAGGTCTACACCACTATCTGCCGCTAACAAAGGCAATAAGTCAATTACATCATCTTCTTATTATCAAGAGCAAAAGAAAAGAAACTCTGAATATAGGAAGAAGATATACAGAAAGCTTAAGGACAATAGAATTGATGACGATAGAAAACGAAATTTCTGATCAGGTACCATTAGAATATTATATATTCTCTTTAAGCTTTAAAGAAAAGGGTGCGATAGAGTATTTTGATAAGTCACTGCCAGAAAATTTAGTTGGAACTATACACGGAGAAAAGGGCGTTAACGAGCTTTACAAGGCTCTTATTTCATACTACAAGAATACTGGCTTAGATATCGTAGACAAGACTGCCTTTAAAACCTGGCTTCAATCTGAGACAGATATATTCTCAGCTCTCGGAGGATCTGCCGGAGTCGATGTGATGGTCGACTATATAGACTCTATAGATTCTCCATCTCCACAAGCTATTGTAGAGATGATTAAATACAAGGCAAGAAAAAAACAGCAGTCTGATTTTCTTAAAGAACTTGAAATACTTACTTCAAAAAAGGGTTACAAAAGCGATGAAGATGTTCTTAGGATAACTGAGCTAACCACTCTTATTAAAGACATAGAGTCAAACGATAGAAAAAATCCTTTTGATGACATAACAACGGCAGACGATATTGTGGGTAGGGCCCACGATTTGTTGGACATACCAGATTTTGTTCCGACTCAGTTTAAATCCCTCAATAGAGCAATGGGCTATACTGATGAGGGTGGGTTTTTTAGGGGCGCTGTACACGCAATTATAGCTCCATCAGGGAAAGGCAAAAGCACGTTCGCTAAGTGCCTTGCCAACAATTGGCTTGATAAAGGTTTAAGAGTTTTATATGTAAACTTTGAAGAGGCAATAGGTCACTGGGAAAGAATATTGATGACTCAGATTATAGGGGAAAATGTTTACTCAGAGTCTGATAAGTGGACACCAGAGCAGAAAGAGGCCAAGTTAAATATCTTTAAGGAAAGACTTAAGTCGTGGGGAAATAGACTTATGGTTAGGCACGATCCTGACACCCCGTACTTTGAGGATCTTGAAAATTGGCTTAGGGGTATAATTGGTAAAGATTTTAAGGCACCTGATATTGTCATAATAGACACAATACAATCTATGTTCACAAGAGGCAGTGGGAAGGGTAAGCCTAGGTGGGGAGAGTTTGAGGAGATGATGGTAAAGCTAGAGAAGCTAGCTAGAGATCTATCCTGTGTATTGATAATTACAGCTCAGGAGAACTCAAATAGAATGAAAGAAAAAAGAGAGGTTGTTCAACAATCTGATACCGGAGGATCTCTGGCCATACAACAAAAATGTGCCGTAACAATATTCATTACAGAAAAAAGATTAGCTACAGATGATGAGACAGAGGACGAAAACATAATGCAGCTACAGATACCAAAGAACAGAATAACTGGCTCATCTTTCACCTATGATCCGCCATTGGTTAGGTATGTTGACAGTAAGAAAGTATATGAAGAGTACGAAGTCGTTGACTCCGAATCATACAAGGAATTGTCGGACTTTGATGAGCTATTAAACGGAGAAGGGTTTGACTAATGTTGATACTTTCTACTGATTCAATAAAAGATTTTCAAACATGTGAGAGACTTTACGACTATAGACATGTAGATAATCTTCCTGAAAAAATCTACTCTAGAGATTTATACGGAATAAGATTCGAAACAACAATAAAAAATATTTTATACTACTTCTGGTATAAAAAACAGGCTGGGATTACCCCTTCTTATTCTTCTATAATAAATAGATGGGAGAAGCTATGGTTTCCTAAAGACATGGATTCTTATGACATAATGACAGAGCAGCATGAAAGTGTGTACGGCAACGTTGCCAGCCTTACGTCAAAAGCAGCCTCTGTTCTGATGAACTTTCATGAAACATACTCAGATTATGAGATGATACCTATAGCAATATGCGAAGACTATGTGGCCGTAGTTAATAAAAACGTAAGACTAGAGGATAGGTTTGATTTAATTTTCTCTAGAAAAGATAAAATATATGTTGTTAAATTCTTGTTCAACTACAAAAACTCAAACAGTTATCTATATCAAGTAGATTTCTCATCCATGTATATGGCTTTTAAGCATAGGCACCCAGACAAAGTCAAGAAGGCTAAGTTTGGATACATAGATCTCTTATCGGAAAATCTTTCATTTAAAGAATATGATATTTCCTTAGAAGATATAGAGTCGTTGGAGTACTGGTGTGATACAATACAGGAAAAAGATGTATTTGTTCCCAGAAGAGGACTCACATCTTACTGTAAAAAATGCCCGTTTGATGAGCCATGCTCTAAGTGGAATGGATGGAAATGAGTAAAAATATTTTAGATGACATAATAGAATCTAATGAAAAAGATGTATATAGAGATGAAGACGAAATTCTTTTTCATCTATTAGATGAAATTAATCTAATCAAAGATGAAGACATAAGAAGTTTCATTCGCTCAGTGCTTCTGAAGGCAGAGATGTTTTGGTTGATTCCGTCCAGCTTTTCTGGAAAATATCATCCACCAGATGAGCATAATGAACTTGGTAATGTCATACATACCAAGAGAGTTGTCAGAATAGCTTGCACAATGGCAGATTCTTACGTGCTTTCCGATGAGGAAAGAGATATAGTTATAGCCGCATGTCTGCTACACGATGCAACAAAAGGTATTAAATCTTCTGATAGCAATAGTTTTCATTATGACCCCATGCATCCATACACAGTTCAAAAACTAATAGAGTCAGCAGTAAGTCATGACAAGGAATATGGAAACGATGGATGCTCTACTACATTATTTCTTCAAGAAGAAGCTGTGCAAACAATTTTGAGACTCATTAGATGTCACCTTGGTCCATGGTCGCCAGTTCCAGAGACCTATCCAATAACTTATTTGGATTATATAGTTCATTTGTCAGATAATATAGCTAGCAAGCTTCATACGTATATAGAGGATAGTGATCTTATCAATGAAAAGTGGAGAAAAGTCAAAGCAACAGAGAATAGCTAATAGATACTATCTTATCAATAGTTTAGATTCCCTTATTAAGGAATCTGTTTACTATAGAAATAATTCTGATTATTTGATAGAATCTAACAAGGTAATTAGTATATCTGTAGATTCTGATGAGATTAAAGTTGAGATTAAATGATAGTTCCAGATGATAAATCGAAATACTTAAGTCGGTGGAAATACCTTGAGATAGCAAGATATGTCCCCGATCTGGGTAGGGTGATTAGATCTAAGAATAATGATAAGCCGGTGATGTTGGAGTTGTCTGATATAGAGTCTTTCAGACGGGAAAATAATAATACGGGATTATATACATCAATATGGCACTATGATTCTGTGGATATAGACAACAGCATTAGACTAGGTTCGCTATATTTTGATATAGATAGTTCAGACGCAGAGTCATCCCTTGCAGACTGCAAAAAACTATATGAATATCTATCACAATACATTCCCGATGATGCGATAGTTATTTATTTTACCGGAAAAAAGGGATTTCACATAGAGTGTGAAGCACAGTGTCTAGGTATAAATCCATCTAATAATCTACCAAACATATTTAGATGGATAGCAAATTATCTTAAGGATAGTCTGGGCCTGGATAATCTCGACTTTAGCGTATATGACGCAAGAAGAATGTGGAGACTACCAGGATCAAAACATCAGGATACCGGACTATATAAAAACAGAATTGCCCCACCAATGCTGAGAGACGGCATAGACAGAATAAAAGAATATTGTAGAAATCAAAATGATAACATGGTTTGCGAGCAAAGCTTTAGCGCAAAGGCAAATGAATGGTATAGGAATTTTATATATGAAGCAGAGATTGACAAGGAAAGATCTAAAGACTTTTTGGCCTACTTCAACAAACACGGCTCGGCTGCGTTTAAAGAGTTTAAGGAAGTCGATAAAGAATTTACTCCAAAAAGATTAATTGAGAACTGCTCAGCAGTTAAGAGATTATGGCAGCAAGCTATAGACACAAAATTTCTCGAGCACGAGGCAAGATTGTTTCTGTGTTCAATACTTAGTTATAGTGAGGATTCGATTAAATTTCTTCATGGAATATTAAGTAATTGTGACGATTATAATTTCGAAAAAAGCAATAGCCATATTAGTGACTGGGTGAAAAGAAGACAGCTTGGTATAGGTGGTAGGCCGTATACATGTGAAAGAGCTAATTCTGTAGGAGTCGGTTGTGGTGAATGTTCTTTGGATAAAAGAAAAAAATGGATTAAGATAGGTGATAAATATGTTGAGATAGAAGAAGTTTCTTCCCCATCACCAATAAGATTTGCTTACGTTAGTGTTAGAAAAGGAGGTGAAGATGTCAAATATACAGGATCCTGATGATGTTATCGGTGTTTGCTCAGAGTGTCACTCTGACCAGCCAGAAAGATACATGTACAACAGCCCGTTTGCCCAAGAGGGTAAGCCCGTGCCGTGCAAGTACTGCGGTGGCGTTGTAATTATAACTTATAGAGAAACAAGAGATTCTGCCCTTCGGGACTCGGACTCAGGTAGAGGAATTTAGTGAAGAACTGGACCAACTTACATAATCATACTGTCTACTCAATGTTGGATGGGCATGGTGATATAGAAAAATATCTAGATAGAGCCAAGTCCCTAGGAATGTCGGGCATAGCTACGACTGACCATGGGAATATACACTCGTGGTTAGATTTTTACGACGCTGGTATGTCAGTTGGCGTTAAACCAATTCTGGGTTCGGAATTTTATCAGGCTAGAAAAACAAGATTTGATAGAGATGAAGAGGAAAGATCTGGTCCAGCAAAAAATGAATGGGAACAAAGAGGACCATATCATTTAACTGTTCTAGCTAAAAATAATACTGGATATAAAAATTTAATAAAAATATCCTCTAAGTCATACCTGGAAGGCTATTATGTTAAACCTAGGGTAGATCATGATTTGATATCAGAATATAGCGATGGCCTAATAGTTCTTTCCGGCTGCCTCAACGGAGAGGTTTGCCAAGCTCTTCTTAGGGGCGACTACGAGTATGCCTTAAATAGTGCAGCTAGAATGCAAGACATAGTTGGTAGGGAAAACTATTTTATAGAAATACAAAACCATGGTTTGTCTGAGCAAAAATCAGTAATTAATGATCTGGTAAAAATAGCAGAAACTATAGGCGCAAAGGTAGTGCCCAGCGGAGACTGTCATTATGTTCACAAGGAAGACGCTAGAGCTCATGACATAATGCTATGCGTGTCAACAAATGCCACTGTTCATACCGAGAACAGATTTTCTTTTACTGGTGACAGTTTTTACCTGCAGTCATATGAAGAGATGGAAAAAACGTTTTCCGAAGAATGGCTTCGAAATACCATGGATGTATGTGACATGGTTGATATTAATTTAAAGTTTGGCGAAATATACTTCCCAAATTTCCCAATACCAACAGAAGAAACCTCCGTAGATTACTTTGAGAGACTAGCTTGGGAGGGATTGAAAAATAGATATGGAAACCCTCTTCCTCAGCATATCGTTGATAGGGCTGAGCATGAGATTAAAGTTGTTAAGGATATGGGTTTTCCGGAATATTTCTTGGTAGTGTCAGACTTAGTAAGATGGTCAAAGGAAAACGGGATAAAAGTTGGATGGGGCAGAGGTTCTGCGGCAGGTAGCATACTTTCCTACGCATTTGAAATAACTAATCTTGATCCAATTAAGTTTGGCCTGATGTTTGAAAGATTCTTGGTCGAAGGAAGAAAGTCAATGCCTGACATTGACCTAGATTTTGACGATAGATACAGAGACAAGGTTATAGACTATGCAAGAGAAAAGTATGGCTACGATAGAGTTGCACACATATGCACATTTAATAAAACTGGAGCAAGACAGTCCTTAAGGGATTCAGCCAGAGCACTTGGTTATTCTTTTGCGGAGGGCGATTCCATAGCAAAAAAAGTTCCTGCCCCAGTTTTAGGTATTTCAAAAAGCTTAACAGAGTGTATGGATGTAGAGGACTTTATATCTGAATATCAGAAAAATAATACATCCAAAGAAATAGTTGATACAGCTTTTGGTCTAGAGGGCATCGTAAGACAGACTGGCATACACGCAGCAGGTGTGGTTATATCTCGTGAGCCTCTTGTCGAATACCTCCCCGTCATGCAGAAGGGCGCTGATAATCCAATTGTAACTCAATGGGATATGGGTAGAGTTGAGCAGTGTGGAATACTTAAAATAGACTTCTTGGGACTAAGAAATCTCGGTGTAATTGACTCTTGTGTTAAACTGGTACATAAGCATAGGGGTCTAGAGATAGACATAGATAAAATACCCCTTGATGACGAATTGACATTTAATGAGTTATGTAAGGGTAACTGTATCGGAGTTTTCCAGCTCGAATCATCCTCGATGAGACAAATGATGGTTGCACTACAGCCCAAATCAATTGAGGATATTATGGCACTTATCTCTCTCCATAGACCAGGACCAATGGGTTCTGGTATGGATAGGGAATATATAGATAGGAAGCACGGCAGATCAAAGATTAGATATGAGCATCCAAAGCTAGAGAAAGTACTTGCCCCCTCACTAGGCATCATGTTGTATCAGGAAGATGTTTTAGGTGTATCAAGAGAGCTTGCAGGCTTTACTTCTGCAGAAGCAGATGACCTAAGAAAGGTCATAGGAAAAAAGCTAATGGATAAGATACCATTGATGAGAAAGAAATTTGTTGATGGTTGTGTCGAAAATTCCCTATTAGATGAGTCTCAGGCTAATAAAATATTTTCAGACATAGAATACTTTGGTGGCTATGGCTTTAATAGGGCTCACGCAGCCAGCTATGCGATGGTTAGTTATGTGACGGCTTATCTGAAGTCAAATTATACAGTTGAATACATGGCAGCACTGATGAGTTCAGTTGTTGGCAATAAAGATAAACAGTCTTTGTATCTATCGGATTGTAGAAAGCTCGGAATAAATGTTCTTCCTCCATCTATCAATAATTCTGGAGTAGATTTTGAGGTAATAGATGAACAGACTATAATCTTTGGCTTCTCAGCCGTTAGTGGCATAGGCCAGTCCATAGCAGACGCCATAGTAGGGTGTCAGGACAAGCAAAATCCTTTTGTTAATATATTTGATTTCTTTAGAAGATGTGACTCCAATATACTAAAAAAGTCTACCCTAGAACATTTAGTTAAAGCCGGTGCATTTGACGAGCTATACGATAGCGATAGGGAGCCGGTGGGTAGATTGGCTGAAATACAGGTTCTTGAATCAGAAAAAGATGAATTAGGCATATATGTAACTGAACACCCAGTTTCAGGAATATGGGACACGCTAAAGAGTAGGGTTGATTGTGAGATAATAGATCTACAGGAGTACCCAGCTGGCTCTGCCGCAAGAGTTGGTGGAATGATTACGTCTGTAAAAACTTTGATGACAAAGAAGAATGAAAAAATGTACAAGCTAACGCTCGAAGATATATCATCAGATATAGAGATAATAATATTTCCCCGTGATGCAAAAAAGATTAGGTCAGAGGATCTAGAGAAGGGAAGTATATATATATTTTCTGGCAATATAACAAAAGACGGTGACGAAGAAGCTTCTTTGACTAAAATGTTTTATTCTTCTTGCGAAAAAATAGACTCACACACATTTGCGTCTGGCAAGGCAATAGTTTTAGATGCAAACCCATCTCTATCAGCAAAGACTGTTGATGATTTATATGATATAATAAAGAACTCACAGGGTGATAGACCTGTTTATATTAAAATAAATACAGGTAGACACAACTACATGTACAAATTTAAGGTAGAGGCGTCTTCAAAGATAGAGGGTGCCCTTAAGGAAATAATTAGTTTGGAGAAGTAATGGCTGCTAATGGAAGTTATAGAAACCCATCGACAAAAGACTGCTGGACCTTTTGTAGCTCATGCAACAGATGTTCCGACAAAGGAAAGTACGCTAAGTGTGCCAGCTGCAGTGGTAGATACGATCCTTATGGGAAGATAGATCCAGACAGAGATGATTTCTGTGATTGTAGAAACGGAATCTTAAGATGGAAAACACAAACCGGCAGACTTATCATAACGAAATTTCATTCTAACCCCTTTAAAGGTGAGGTTAAGTATGAGAAAAAAAGCGAGGACGAAAGAGATTGGGACTCATATGTTAAAGACATGCGAGAGAAGATGAATGATCCAAACTGGAATCCAATCACAATATACGGAGATGACTGAGATGCAAGAAAATTATGATATTGAATCAATATCCAAGGGAAACATAAAGCTCACAGAATACTCAAACCCTGATACTGGCGAAGTCGAAAAGACATACATACAGAACGGTATTTTGGGATTTTGGATTTCTGATCAAGAAATAAAAGACCTATACCTCTTACTTAGTTACTATATAAATATAGAGGAAATATCCAATATAAAGTAGGAGGAAATATGTGGCCAAAACTAGAGAATGATTTCATGGAAATAGGTAACACTGGATGGGTTCCATCTGGCCAAGGTTGTTTTATAAATAAAAATAATGGCCATTTATTAGACGAAATCGGTAGAGAGTTTGATGAAAACGGAATTTTAATATATGACCCAAATGAAATAGAATAACAAATAAGTTAGGATTACTTTTGTCTATAAATTATAATGAATTATCTGAATTAAAAAGAATTAGCCTAGTAGATTTCTCGTATTCTAGAATTGATACATACGAGCAATGCCCGGCAAAATATTTCTACTCCTATATCTCGAAGGAGCCAAGACAGTTTGCTCCAGCAGCAGTACTCGGCAATATAGTTCATGAGGTATTTGAGAAGGTTCTGGAGAATGACAAGGCACTTGATATAGAGGAGCTTAAGTCCGAATACGCAAAGGCAGTACCAGAGTGGGATCCGTTAAATCAGATACCCCAGGAACTACTAGATGCCGGAAATGTTATTATAGATGAGTTTTACGATCAGAATGAGGACTCCTCTTTTAATATATATGCTAAAGAAATGGGCTTTGAGATTTTAATGGGGTCCTATGTCGTAAGGGGTTTTATAGACAGAATAGATTTAGTTGGGGATACTGTTTATATTATAGATTATAAAACTGGAAAATGGGAAGTTGCGGCTAAGGATATACAAAACAATCTCCAGCTTGGAATTTATGCTCTCGCGGTAAGCCAGATTTTTCCAGACAAAAACATCTACGCCGAGCTATATTACCTTAGATCCGGAAGAAGAAAAGGGCATCACTTTACCCCAGATGATATAGAGAACGTCAAAGTAGAGTTAGTAAAAAAGATGCAAAAAATAATAAACGATACCAATTTTGTACCCACATCGAATGGAAGGATTTGCTCTTTTTGTGATCACGCAAAATCTGGAGCTTGTGGTACTGGTGTTTTTAGGAATAAAAAGAATTACAGAAACTAAAAATGGGGGGTAAGCCACGTCTGTGACCTACCCCCCATTTATTAGGGGTTAATCAGAATGTGTCGACAGTGTTGTCGATTGAATCCTGAACGAGATCGAAGTCATCGAACTCGGTAACAACCTTTACCGCACGCTCACGAGAGAAACCAAGGTCGATTAAATCCTCGATTGTTGAGTCGTTAATCTTGCTAACGATGCTTGCGGTGATGCTATTCAGTGTATTCATTTCGTACCTCTTTCTTAGGTGTTTGTATTTTTTTATATTTTGTTGTATAATAAAGGTACTTGTACTTACGAGTGTAAAGGATATCATATGAATCTACGTGTTGTCGAGTCGAAAGAATTTTTTTTGGAGAAGTCACCTCTCAAGAAACATCCTAATCTAAATAATATCAGGAACAAATCTATGAATATGGAGATAATTGAGAATGATGGAGTAAGAGCCAGGGGAGGCAACTACAGCGGAAACGCTTACAGGTATACCAAGACTGGATACAGGGAAGATATAGGTATGAGCGTTCGCTCTAGCTGGGAGGCAAACCTTGTCAGAGTGCTAAACCTTTATAGAATACAATTCGATTTTGAGCCTACTGTTTTTTCTTTTCCAGTTAAAAGGGGAACAAAGGGTTATACTCCAGATTTTTTCTTAAAAAGAAATGGTGACTGGATCGAGGTTAAGGGTTACCTGGATGACAAAAGTAAGATAAAATTAAAAAGATTCAAAAGATATTACCCCAAAGAATTTGAAAGGCTAACTTGTGTAATAGGTAAATACTCAAAAGACGCTATAAATTTTATGTCAGAGCTAGAAATCCCGAGCGTAGTATTCTACGAAGACATACGAGACCACTTCGCAGATTATCTAATATCCTGGGAAGGAAAGAAATGACTAAAAAAAGCTATAAAGAAACTTATTATTCCTTAAAAGAAGAAGAAATGCAAGAGCTAATAGCAAAAGCTAAGACGGGCTCATCAAAAGATCAGGAGGAGTTGCTAAAAGTTTTTAATAACTTTCTAACCAAGTACACCTCAATGCTGTACTACGGGAAGTATAATCTTAATGACTACGACATACGAAGGTTTATATCTTTATTCATAAAAGATCCTGGTACAAGATTTTCTTTGATGAGACAAAAGTTTACTCCAGCTGTAATAAAGAATGTAAATGAATGCATGCGTGGCATACACTATATGGCCAAGAGGTATGGTGACGAAGAGGATATACGACAAACTGTTGATATGACCTTCTTTCAGTGTATATCAAGGTACGAAAGGAAGGGATCTATACCTTTTAGCGGATTCTTGTATAGCTATTTTTTCTATCTACTAAAGAAAAATGTTGATACGTTTTTAATTGATCAGCTTGGAAGAAAAACTTTTCCTTTATTAAGTGACGAATCTAATTCTGATTCAGATTCAGAAGAATCTTTTGTTGGGTTCAAAGCAGATCCCGTAGAGTACAGTATGGAGCAACTTTTAGCCGCAGACAAAATAGATGAATTCTGGGTTATGGGAGAGAAAAATATGCCACCATTTGATAGACTTACGGTTCAAGAGCGTCAGCTGTTAAAATGGAGATATGTCGACGGGCAGAGGTCCAGTCAGATATCATCAAAAATAAATGAGCACCCAAATACAATTAGGGAGCACTTGGTTAAGATAAGAAACAAAGTTAGAGAAGCAATAATGGAGCAAAATTTAGAGGAATTTATTCCTCTGATAGAGGTAGAAAAATCTAATGATTAAAACTTCGCTAGGTAAAATACAGGAAACACTTCAAGAATTCTTAGAGCCACAGTTACGTGAAATAGTTATAGCCTATGCAGATGTGGAAAAGCATTCGCAGTACTATGTGGAGATACCTGAGTCTGATGTTATCGATTTAGGTATAGAAAATATAGCTTCTTTAGTTGCCAGATCTTCTAATGTATATGGTAGAGCAGCAAGATTTGCTGGGATAGCAAGAGCCCAGTATAAAATACTTGAAGGCTCATATAAGCGAGTTTATAAATCAAATAAAGTTGGCAGAAACGAAGACGAGAGAGAAGCAAACGCCATGAATGCGGCGGGAGATGAGTATTCAGCCCTAGTTACCTGCGAGGCAATCGTCCAACTCGCAGAATCGATAGAGGCAGCAGCCAGAATAGCATCAGAATCTGCACGCAAGATTATGGATAAAATACAGTCAATGCAGATAGCTTCATATAGAGAAGAAAAAGGATTCTATAGAGAGTCTGACTTTAGCACTTATTAGGAGTTTTGATGTACGTTGCCCATTATAAATCTGTTGTTTCTTCTTCTGAGTTTTACTCACAAAAGAGAAATACGCTAGACTTTCCTACTCAAGTTGAGTTTGATGGAGAAAGATATATGTTATTTAGAACCGTTCAAGTTTCGACACCGACTCAAGAAAAAAGATTTCTTGATATGACTAGTGGCTATGGTATACCTAGCGACATAAGAATAGATTGATTGACAATTATGAATATAGAAGTTTTCTGCGACGGTGCCTCTAGGGGGCAGGGTCAAAAAAAGTTTGGCGAAGCTTCTTGCGGTGTCGTTGTCTATAGGAATAGAAAAAAGATAGCACAGTTTGCCAGAGGTCTTGGTCCTAGAACTAATAATGAGGCTGAGTATGAGGCAGTAATAGCTGGTTTACTTATTTGCTCGATGGCAGATTTGGCAGACCCGATTATATATACTGATTCAGCTGTAGTTGCTAATCAAGTTAACGGGAAATGGAGATGCAAAAACGATGCGCTGATTCCGCTGTTGATGACCGTTGAGGAAATAAAAGAGGAGTATAACTTCAGAGTAGTTCAAGTTCCAAGATCATTTGTGTGGGAAGCAGATGGGCTCGCTAATCAATTTTTAGATCAATTAAAAGAAAGAAAAGAATACTTAAACAAGTAAACTGAGTGATTGAGGTATAAATGAAAGATATAAATCCCAATAAACCAATTATATTAGGCCTTTCAGGTAAGGCAGTAACTGGAAAAACATCGGTTGCAGAGTCAATAGTTCCTAAGGCTGCGATAGAAACAGAGTCATCAGGCATTTCTTGGGACCACATATTTTTTGCACTACCACTATATGAGTTGGCAAATATTAGAAAGCAGATATTAGGAACAAGAAAAAGAACTAGGCAGCTGTATGCTATACATGATGTTATTTACGATATATTTGGCGGCTCCGCTATAGGTAATGTTCCAGACTACGAAGATATGATCAACATAGTCCAGCAAATATATAATATGCCAATAGAGCCAGAGGGTATTAAGCCAAGAACATTCCTACAAAAAGCTGGAGACATATGTAGGTCGCACAACGAACTATGTTTTTCAGAGTGGGCAATTAATAAATCTAAAAAATTATATAATGATTACACACAGGAAAAGCAAGAGTTAGATTTAATAAATCCGTTTTGTGTTATCATCTCTGATGTTAGATTTTTAAATGAGGCAGAAGCGATCAAGAATCAGGAGAATGGTATATTAATTACATATACGGCCTCTGAAGAAGTTAGGCAGAATCGAATGATCCAAAGAGATGGTATGCTGATGTCTGAAGATCAGATGAATCATATATCAGAAAAGCAGATAGATGATATTATACCTTTAAGCGATTTAGTTATGGATACCTCAGATATGTCCGTGGAAACTCAGAAGGGTTTGACAGTTGAGTTTGTATCTAGTATAGTTGGCACCTATGCCTAAGATAGTTCCGTCAGCACAAGAGCAATCAGATTCATTTTCTATACAAAAGGTGGTAGAAGTTTTGTCAAATGAAATAACAGTTTCCTCAAATCCAGTGTTTATATGTGGTGTTAATAGAAAAATAAATATAGGAAACTTTGAGAACATAGACGTTTATGCGGGTGTAACTCTTCCTTTAGGTAATGTATCCCTTGAGGATAAGGAAAAACTACAGGAGGCAGTAGAGCAAGCAGCTGCTTACGGCTTTTCTTTAGTTTCTAAAGAAACTGGAGAAAGATATTTACTAATAAAAGAGTCACAACAAGGGAGTTGAAATGAAATTTATAAAAAAATTCTTTAAAAATATAGTACCCAAAAAAAATAACGAAACCAATACTGTAGTTAGTCAGCCAAATCCTATTGAGAAAATTAAACCCATTTCTGATTTTATTCAAGATGGTGGTTTTGATCTCGATGATAAGGCTGAAAAAGTATCTGGCGAGAAGGCAGATAGTCCGGTTGGCCCGGTAAAAAAGAAGCCGGGTAGACCAAAGGGCGCTGCAAAGAAGACACCGTCCAAGAAGACGCCTTCTAAGAATACGCCTAGTAAAAAATAATTTTAACTGTTATAATAACAAGGAAAAAGAGAGGCTAATCCCTCTCTTTTTTTCTATTATTAATTACTATAATTTCCATATCCTCAAACTAAGGAGTATTTATGGCTGACAAAAAAGGCTTTGGCATGAAGACGTCTACGACAGGTAACGTTTACAGCTTATTGAAAGATTCACAAATCAATGTACAAGACCTTCAGAGAAAAGGCGGGGAATACTCCGACCACTGGAAAAAGGTCAAGAAGAGTAAGTGACTATCAAGAAGAAGATATATATTAGTGGACCAAGAATGGGAACTAATAATCAAAAATCTAACGGACCAGTAGTTAAGTATACCGGTAAAAAACGTAAGAAAAGGAAAAGATAGTGGCAGCTAAAAAAGATCCCAGACTAGAACGCGCCGGTGTATCAGGCTACAATAAGCCAAAAAGAACTCCAAGCCATCCAAGCAAATCACATGTAGTTGTTGCCAAAGTTGGTAGTAAGGTTAAAACTATTCGCTTTGGTCAGCAAGGCGTTAAGGGTTCACCCAAAAAAAAGGGTGAATCTTCATCGTACGCAGCACGTCGTAAGTCCTTTAAGGCACGACACGCAGCCAATATAAAAAAGGGTAAGATGTCAGCAGCTTACTGGGCAGACAGGGTAAAGTGGTGAACGGTATGGAGGCAGTCATTGTTGCAGCTATAGCTGCAGTTGGTGGAGTTGTTACAGCTCTGGTTCAGAAGAGCCGTAAAGAAAATAGGGACGACCACAATGTGGTTGCCGGTCTGGTAAGTGGTGTAAAGGATGAGCTCTTTAACCTACACCACAAAATAGATAAAGTCGATGATCAAATGCAGGATCATATGATGTGGCATTATGAAAAGTCAGATCCAGCAAAAAGGAGAAAATAGGATGGCATACGGTAAGAAAAAGTCAGCTAAGAAAATGGCAGCAAAAAAAACGGCAGCCAAAAAAAACATGGGCAATGGTCTAACACCATCTCAGAAAAAACTACCTCCTGCAATTCAAGCAGCTATTCTTAGAAAGAAGAAAAAAGGCGGCAAGTGATTTATGGCTCCGCCTAAATTAAAAAAGGTAAAGAGAACTGCTAGCTTCTATAGAAAAAGCAGCAGCGCTAGAAGGAAAAAAGCAGCCACAGATAAAGCCTTTAATTCTAAGCCTGGTCAAAAAGCTAAAAGAAGAGAGCTCGCCAAGGCTAGATATAAGAGAGGTGTTATGGGTAAGGGGGGCAAGGATATGTCCCACACTAAGTCTGGTAAGCTGGTTCCAGAAAGTCCAAGTAAGAATAGAGCCAGGAACAGGGGTAAAAAATAGTTTAGTGAGTTTTTATGGGTGATATGATTATAAACCGTATGCCGGGAAAGCTTCTTTATATAGAAAAACTTTTTAGTAAATCACATCAATTTATTGAGGAGCTTGAGTTACTGGACAGCAATAGGGACGCTTATGATGTTGTCCCACCTTGGTCGAGATGGGAAGATGGTAGCCCTAGGCGATTAAGTAACCAGGATGATACTGGGTGGGAGCAGGTATTTGACGGATCAGAAGGATCATATAGGGGTCATTTAAAATTATTCGATTGGGACTTATCAGTAAATAAACAAAATTTCAATTGGCCAAGAACCACGGTGTCGGATCACCATAGTGTTGGACATGAATTGGCAATTAAATTAATAGATCTTGTGGAAGATGATCTGAAAAAAGCTATAGAAATCTGGCAAATTCACACGGATTGTCCGACACTTCAATACTTAAGTAGAAACTACTGCATAAAAAAATATAGAACTGGCGCAAGTATGGGTAATCATATTGATAAAAATATTGAAAACCCATTAAACACAATGGATTGGACAGCCTTGGTCTATTTAAATGATGACTATGTAGGTGGAGAAGTGGTTTTCCCTAACCTGGGTCTGAGCATAAAGCCTACTGCTGGCAGCATACTATTCCTCCCATGCCTAGAAGAGCATTATGTTGAAGAGATTAAAGATGGTAACAAATACTATATGTTCTTCTTCATACACCTAGACACGCTGCTGTGTACGTCATCTCATGAGCCCTATCAGGCACTTAATGAAAGTATCTATAAGTACAGGAATAGCGCAATTACTATATAGCGTATTGGTTTAAGTTCAAATAATATTAGAAAGAGTTACTATTATAAGCAAAGGTTATAGGAGAAATTTTTAATGGCTAAAAAGCAAGATAAAAAATGGATACAGGGAGCGATTAAAAGACCTGGAGCCTTTACTGCCAAGGCTAAAAGAAGAAAGATGACCGTAGCCCAGTTCGCATCAGCGGTTAAAAAAAATCCCGCTAAGTACGACGCTACAACAAGACGGCAAGCAAACCTTGCGGTGACACTACGTAAAATTTCTAAAAACAAAAAGAAAAAATAATAGGAGATATTTGTTATGAGTAGAAAGTATACAGGATGGGACGGGAATGCATCAGGTAAGAGAGCGGGTACCGAAAGATTTATTAAACTTCTGAGTGAACACTTCAATAACGGTGTTTGGAATAATGGTTCTTGGGGTGTTCGCAAGATGAATAATCCACGTGTAGTTGCATGGAGCGTTCACGGTACGGGACGTGCATTCGACATTTCCTGGAGAAGCCACAGGGGTAGAGGATTTGGTAATTACGAGCAGGCTAAGCAAGTTGCAGATTTCCTGGTTCAGCATGCAGAGCTTCTGCTTATAGAAGAAATACACGATTACTACCCCAGACCACATGGTAGAGGGTGGAGATGTGATCGTTCAGCGTGGAAAGAATATACAAAACCAACTATTGGCAATACTCCTGGAGGAGATTGGTTTCATGTTGAGATTGCACCAGCTCACGCAGATGACGCCGAGTATTACGAAAAGGCTTTTGCAAGCATAAGAGGCGGCTCTCCAGCTCCCATAGCAAGCCCCAATCCGGCCCCGGCAAAGGTATCTCAGCCATCTGTAAGTAAGATGGTTGATGGTCATGGTCTAGCATATCCTGGCGAGTCAGTTAATCTTGGTGATCGTGGTGAATATGTTAGAATGGTACAAGAAAAGGTCGGAGCAAAAGTTGATGGCGATTTTGGACCAAAAACTGAAGACGCCGTGGAAGCTTGGCAAAAAGCTAACGGCCTACATGCCGATGGTGTAGTTGGTCCAAAAACATGGAGAGTCATGTTTGGTGATACAAATGAGTATCCTGGACATTTAGTGGGACTTAAGCACGAGCATGAAAATGAGGTAAAACTAATTCAGGCAAAGGTTGGCGCTAAAGTTGATGGAGATTATGGTCCCAAAACTCAGGAGAGCGTAAAGAACTGGCAGAAGTCGCATGGTTTAGAATTTTTGTCTGATGGTATAGTTGGTGAAAAAACCTGGAAAGCTATGTTTGGCTGATTGTAAGCTTATTGTTGGAGGAATAATAAAAGGAGATATTCATGAACGATATGAAAGAAAAGACCATGTACGTACTGGCCGTTGGAGTCATGCTGGCGATTCTCTTCGCCATTGTCGGTGACTATCTGGTCGCCGCAATTGAGACTCAGACGACCGGGGAGGCCGTTGAGGTTTCCTCTGACGTGATGACGCTCGTGCAGACTGCTCTGGGTGGTGTCATCGGCATTATCGGTGGTTACTTTGGTGCTAAGGGCATGAAGAAGGATGATAATTAAAACTAAAGGAAAATTATGAAAAAGAAAAAGAAAGTATGGGATAAGCCATCTCCATCTAAAAAGCCAAGAAAAATGACAGCTAAGATGAAGAGTAGGGCTAAGGCAAGAGCTAAAGCAGCGGGTAGGCCATACCCAAATCTTATAGATAATATGGCAGTTGCAAGAAAGAGAAATAAGAAGTAGAATATACTTATGCAAGATAAGGATTTAGATGGATTTGTTCCATCGTTGGAAAGCTTTGAAATAACTCCTCAGTTATCAATGATAACTACAGATGGAGATTTGATCGAGGGACACAATGTTAGACTCATTCTTAGGGATGGGTCTAACATTGTTTTTTCTTTATCTGTGCAAGAGTTGCAAAAATTATTTTTCCTTATTATGAAAACCCTACTGTAGGCTATGCTATAACCTATAATGTTATGATTAGGAGAGGTGCCAGAGCGGCCAAATGGGACATCCTGCTAAGATGTAGAGGGCATTTGTCCTCCGTGGGTTCAAATCCCACCCTCTCCGCTCCTTACTATACTTGATGGCTTCATGATTGACTCACTTGACTAATGCGTGATAATATGGTGTACCGTCAAATCTAAAGATCGGAAAGATATGGCTAAAATACTTTATTACGACATAGAAACTGCCCCTAACTTAAGTTATGTCTGGGGTCATTTTGAGCAAAATGTAATTGACCACGAAAGAGAATGGTATATGCTATGTGTGTCGTATAGGTGGGAGGGTGAAAAGAAGACCGAGGTTTGTTCTTTAATAGATTTTCCCGAAGCTTATGCAAAAGATCCAGAAAACGATTATCATGTTGTTAAAAAGTTATGGGACCTAATTGATGAAGCAGATATAGTAGTTGCACACAACGGTGATCGATTCGATATGCGGAAAGCAAACGCAAGATTTGTTTGGCATAACCTTGGACCAACATCTCCAGTTAAGCAAATAGATACCCTAAAGGTAGCTAGAAGATATTTCATGTTTAATTCAAACAAACTAGATCACCTTGGACAGCACCTGGGTCTAGGTAGAAAGGTTGACACCGGGGGATTTGAAACCTGGGCTGGCTGCATGCGTGGAGACAAAAAATCCTGGAAAACAATGATAAAGTATGCTAAGCAAGACGTAGATTTGTTGAGAGAAGTATACTTAAAATTAAGACCCTGGATGGTCAATCATCCTAATCTCAATGTTTACGATGGCGGATGTGACTGTCCCACATGTGGATCCAGCAATCTTCAAAAGCGTGGTTTTAAGTATACTCAAGTTGCTACCTATCAGCAGTATTACTGTAATGACTGTGGAGCCTGGAGTAGAGATAGGTTAATGGAGGACGTGGTTCGTCCTGATTTGGTGTGAAGATTAAAAATGTATGATGAAAATCAAGAAGTTACGGTTGTATTAACTAGCTATAATAAACCTAGCTTTTTAAAAAAAGCTATTCAATCAGTTCTATATCAAACTTATGATAGAGTTCATCTAATAATAGCTGATGATAATTCTTCTGATCCATATGTTTCTAAGGTGATTATTGATAGTATGAAATATAATGGAAACAAGAGAATTACATCATTTAATTCAAATGTTGAAGAAAAAGATAGATTATTAACAGCAAGATATGCAACTCAAATAAATACAGCAATTAGGCACTTTTCTAATTCTAAGTATATTTGCTATTTAGCAGATGATGATTTTTATTATCCAAGCATGATAGAAAAGATGGTCTCTTTTGCTGAACACAATAAGAGAGAGGTTGTTTTTTGCGCTCAGCATATCTTAGATGAAAACGGAAATATAGATGGTAACGGGGAGAACGGCAGAGGGATTAGGTTCTTTAATGAAGTTCTATCACGTGGTGCCGATAAGCTGGATCACAATCAGGTTATGAATACTAGGAGAGTTTTTGATGAAGTGGGCGGATGGGATGATTCTCCCGGTACTTGGAGTGGTGCAGATGCGTATTTCTTCGATAGGATTGAGAAGTTAGAAGTTTCTAAGTTTTACCCAATAGATTATTCAGAACCTCTTCAGGCAAAAGTTTATAGAGAAAAGTCAGTTCAATGGAACATGACAAACGGCTTAAGTCCTGATGGGTCTTCCCTTAAGGGTGGTTGAGTTAGATGGTTAATCCATGGGCTGTTGGTATGGCTAGAGATGAAGGTGATATTATTTATCACACAATGATTCATTTAGCTGCCAATAATATGGCTGGTATACTTGTGGCAGATAATTTATCTAACGATGACACTTGGGAGCAGATGAATAACGCAAAAGAGGAAATTGAATCTTCAGGATCAGGAACTCAAGTTATTCTTGTAAAAGATAATATTGTAGCCTATAAACAGGGCGATAAGATGACTAATCTAGCAGCTGAAGCAAGAAAAAATGGCGCTGATTGGGTAATTCCATTTGACATAGATGAAATATGGTTTTCTCCCGGAAAAACTCTTCTCGAAGCTTTTGAAATATTAGACTCAAGAAATGTAGATGTATATAAATCATTATATACAAACCATTCATTAACTGATCAAGACCCTGTTGGGAAGTCACCATTTCACTCTATGCAGTATAGATGGGATTTGCCAACTAATCACAAGAGCTGTTTTAGATTTAGATCAGCCGATCAATTCGTTAGAATTTCTGCGGGTAATCATTTTGTTCAGCATAACGGTTGGAGTATTGGTTCAAGAGTTAATACTGAAATTGATGATTATGGTGAAGATAGAGTAGTTTCTGGACCACTTGAAATTCAGATAAGGCATTTTCAATGGAGATCTATTAACCATTTCATGTGCAAAGTACTTAACGCATATGAGTCTTGTAGGGCACTTCCAAAAAATGATGACTTGTATAGAGGTGCAGCTTGGGCAGAGCATTTTAATGTTTATGAAAAAGATGGAAAAGCTGGATTGGAAAAGATGTTTTATGATACCGTATATATTAGTGGAGACTTAGGTTCACTGGTATACGATCCTGCTCCGATAAAGGAGTTTTAAATGACAAATGTAAGTTTAGTTATAATAACTGATGGTAGGCAAAACTGCATAGATAAAACAATACCATCAATGTATGAAAATCTTTATTGTGATTTTTTTGAGAAAATAATAATTAACGATTCCGCAGATCCTAGATATCATGACTACCTTAGTAGAAAATATCCTGAATTTAAAATAATTTCCCACGAAGAAAGAAGAGGCTTAGCCGGAGCAGTAATTTCTGCATGGGATAATGTGTCGTTGGATTCAGATTATGTTTTTCATCTTGAGGATGACTTTATATTTAATCAAAAGATTGATGTTGAATACATGGCCAATCTACTAGAGGGTAACCAGCATCTTATTCAAATGGCATTAGTTCGTGCTCCAGTTAATCCTCCCGAAGAAGAAGTTGGTGGTTTTGTCTTTCAGCACTTAGATTCTTACCAGCAGAAAGATGGCTTTTTTGAGCACGGTAGATTATTTACTTTAAACCCATGCCTGTATCCCATGAGTACCGTCAATATTGGTTGGCCCGAGCATGGTGGTGAGTCCGAATTTACCAATAAGGTGCACGAGCTAAGTTCTGATTATCTTTTTGGTTTTTTAGGAGATATATATGATCCACCAAAAGTAACTCATATTGGTGGAAGAAGATCTGAAGGATGGTTTTTGTGATGGACCTACTTTTCATCGGTGGTGGAGGACACTATAGAGATCTGCTATATGTTGCCGAGAACGATAAATATACAGATTGGAATGTCATTGGTTTTTTAGATGACGCAGAAATAGAAGGCAGGATTGGTCCAATAAATAAGCTTAATTTGCTTTTAGATAAATATAAAAATTTACAATACTGCATATCAATTAATTCCTCTGACATAAGAAATGATTTAGATGCCAAACATGGTAGGTTAGATAGATCTGCAAATCTGATACATGAAACAGCAGTTATAGGTACTAGCTGTTTATTGGGCAATGGGATTACAATGGGCCCTTATTCAGTTCTAACAACTAGAGTTAGAGTAGGTAATCACACCCATATAAATACATTAGCTTCAATTAATCAAAATAGTTCACTGGGAGATTACTGTACGGTAAGTCCTGGTTCTCGTATTTGTGGTGATGTAAGTATTGGTAATGTATCATCTCTCGGTGCTGGGTCAGTCGTAATTAATTTCAAAAATTTAGGAAGCAACTGTATAGTTGGAGCAGGATCTGTTATAATTGATGATGTACCAGATGGTTGTACTGTAGTCGGTGTTCCAGGCAAAGTGATAAAAAGGAAGTGATTTCATGCATGCTGCAGCAACAAGATTTTTTACTGAAAATCTAAAAGATTACAAGTTGTCAAATGTATTAGAAATAGGTTCCATAAATATAAATGGATCAGTCAGAGATATGTATCCTAATGCGACTAGTTGGTACGGTATAGACATAGTTGATGGTCCATGTGTTGATGAAGTAGCTGATGGATCAGAATGGTGTTCCTCTGAAAGATATGGTGTAGCCATATGTGCGGAAGTATTTGAGCATACTCCTAAATGGAGAGAGATTATACTCAACATGCATTTCCACCTAGAGGATGGTGGATTACTATTGGCATCCTGTGCTTCTAGGGATAGGCCTCCACATTCAGCCAATGGAGATAATCTTGGTGTAGATGAATATTACCATAATGTTAGCCCTAAGGAGATGGATGAATTACTGTCTTCTATGAAATGGAAATCCTATGAAGTTATAGAAGCAGATGGCGACTTTGGTAATGATGATTTATATATAAAGTGTGTAAAAGGATAAGGTGATGTAAGATGGGTAAACCAAGTAAAAATCAAAGAGTA